TCGCCATTTCTAAATCATCGTAAATTTTCCCGTTTCCAGCACTGAGAAAATTAAAAAACCTTGTGGGCCTTAGTCTGTAAGATATTTTTGTAGCCATGATGCTCTCCTGCCCCTGGTACCCGAGGCGCGGTTTGGTTGTTGCGTTCCCACGGAGACCGTGGGAACGATTGGATTCTAAAATTACACGCTACCGTTAGCTGTGGTGGGGTTGGTCATGCTGTAATATTTAAAAATTTATGCACAAATTCAATGTCTTTTTTATTCATGCTTGTTGATAATTTTAGTAGTTCTGATGAAACTAATAATCCGGCAAGCATAAATCTAAAGCCTGGCTCCCTGACCCAATCTTCATGCCCGTAGGCATTGCCATTGAATAATGCAATTGGGATATTATAACTTGACGTTGGGTGATCTGTTGTTATTACGATGTTATTAAGTTTTACTGTGGTCATTTAATTTCTCCTTCGCGTTTAGTGAAATGGGCATCCCTGCCCGGTATTAGGGCTTTGGGTTAGTCAAAACCTGCCCCTGTACCCGAGGCGCGGTTGGAAGATTTCTTCCATGATTTTATTATACGCCTTTTAGTCGCATTGTCAATGCGACATATCGTCGCATGTCAAAACTCCAGAATGTCGTTCAACTCGGCCTCCTGCCGTTGCGCGGTGCGCCATGTCAGGCCGAGTTTTTTAAGTTGCTTTTGCAGAACTTGCGGGGGGTCTTTCGGGAAAACGATATACTCGACATCGCCCAGGTTCACGCCTTCGAACACATGGGCCTGCCAGTATTCAATGGGGCTGGCGGTATCGTTGATCGTGTCCGGGCGTTGGCTTTTGGCATACGCATGCAAATGGATAGTCTCCTCGTCCATGGCCGTCATCGGTTTGGCGATGACGGCGGGCTTCGAGTCGGAAATAACCGACGTCACGCTGCTGTACATCGCAGAACTGCGTTGTTTGACCGAGGGTTTCAGTCGCACGGCAATCTCGCCGGATTTGTCCAGGCTGAAATTGCCCAATGCCAAATCGTCAGACTCGCTCAAATAGCCCAAAACAGGCGGATTGTCTTTAGCGCCCAGCGCATAATCGACAAATTTTTCGCGGTATGTAGACGCCCACCCGGCCCATTCTTTCGTCGCTATCTCGCCGGTGTGCAGGTCGGCCTGGCCGGATTTGAGCATTTTATCCAGCGAGTCCCGGTTCACGCGCATATAAACGTCACTGCGATCCGCAACGCCCTGGGCGTTCTGGCGCATTTTGACCCGCATGGCATCGGGTTCCTCATGCAGATAATCGGCCCATTTGCCCAATCGTCGATTAAATTCCTCCCGCGCATTGGCCTCGTAAAGTCCCGGCGTAGTGGGGATGGGTGAATAATCGGGTTTGGGGCGACCGGTGCGGGGCACGAGCAGGCACATGCAATGGGGGTGGGCTTTTTGTCGCGGGACAGTGGCCTTGGAATAGACGCCTGGACCGAGGCCTTCCTCATGCGCGGCATATACGTCGCAAATGTCCGGATCAGGATGGCTGGCCGACAGCCGCCATTGGTAGCCCACCACGTCCTCGCTGTCCTCTGTCGAGGCGATGATGGCCAGGTGCTGCGCGGTGGCCATCTCGGTTCTAATAATGCGCTTCAGGCAGTACAGTTGCTTGTCGTAAATCCACCATTCGACCGCCTTGCCCACCAGTTTTTCGTTGCCCTTCGCCACCGCCCGCTTCATCTGGTCGAGCACACGCTCGGCCGCCCGCTTGGTGCCGGTCACCCGCAGCGTGTTTATGTGCCGCTCCAATTTATTCACGGTCGCGTTCCACTGGCCCTTGGCATCGGGGTCGTGGATCAAGGCCCGCGCGGACTTCTCCAATTCGGCAACCCAGCTTTTTTGATTGCTGGAGATTATCTCGAAGCGCGTCCCGGTCTCTTTTTCAATCGCCCGCTGCACGTCGTACAGGGTCCCGGACACGTCCTGCATCTGCCTTATGCCCTTCGCCAACGCATCGGCAACGCCCGCCTTGGTGTCCTTGCGCCAGTCCCACAGCCGCTTGGACAGCCGCTTGCCGTCGGCCCAAGTGCGCGTGTACGCCTCCTCCGCCAGTTGTGCGGCCATTTCGCTGCTCATCGCCCCGGCCTTGCCGCCAATCGCTACCGCCTGCCCGATCCCGGCCCGCAGACTGTCAATGCCGCGGTCCATCCAAGTCTCAAGTTCGTTGCTCTGTGCGGCAGTGATTTTGTATTTCACGTCCAGCTTCGCCACGAACGCCCGCACAAAAGCCGCCGTGTCCCGCGTCGCCGCCTCGTCGGCGTCCAGGATGGCCCTCGCCAGTTCGCGGTGCAGCCGGTCGATGTCCATGCTGTGATTTAAAAGTTACTCTGTGGGAGGCCCGCCCCGGGCCGTGAATCGCCGTAAATGTTCATAGTCCATTAGTAGGGTCCCAGCCCGCCGCCTGGCAAATTTCCGGGGTAATCCCGCCGAGTGCCTGCAACCGCTCTTCGATGCGCCGGATGATGGCGTCCTCCCGGTCGACCGCCGCGTCAAACTCGGCATCGCCTTGGGTGTCCACAGCCGACATGCCAGACTGTGGCAGGAACCGGTGCCAGCGCAGCAACTGCACCGCGTCGGCGGCTTCCACGCGCTCGGGGGTGGGGTAGTCGATCATCACGCCGCCTCTTGTGGCGGGCCATGCTGAAAGACGGAGGCCAGCGTCGCCCCTGCGCGGAACTGCGCCAGCGACAGCCCGCCGGTGAACTGGCAGTGTGCCAATTCTTTGAAGGAGACCCAACGCCCCGCCCATTCCAAGCCGCAAGATTCGGCGATGTCGCCGCACAGGGTGAACAAGGCGGTGTCGTTCCATTGCGCCTTGCCGTGTTTGATCGGCACGAAGTCAAACGCCACCTTGAAGTTATGGAAGCTGTGGCCGGGCTTGGCCTTCGTCACGATATGGCCCGCCCCAGTCCGGCCCTGGGCATACAGCGCGGCTTGCGACGCGTTGTCGCGGTAGGTGCTGGTGATCAGGATGTCGATCCCCTGCTTCGCGCATTTCTTGACGAATTCAGTGCACATCACCGCCACGCGGGGATGCAGGTCGGTTATCTTGCGGCTGTTAATCATGGTCGCTCCTGTGGGAGGCCCGCCTCGGGCCGATTGTCGTAGGGCTGGTCCAGTGTCGCCCGTTCGCCTTTGTAAACGGATGCGATTCGACGGCATGCGGTGTCAAAATGCCCTGGGTCAATCTCGATGCCGACGAACTTCCGCCCGGTGCGCAAGGCCGCGACGCCGGTCGAACCCGAACCCATGTACGGGTCCAAGATGGTCGCGCCCACTTTAACCCTTGCCACTTCGATCAGCCATTGCATCAACGCCACCGGCTTTTGCGACACATGGACGCGCTTCTGCTTGGATGATGCCTCCTCGCCCTGGCGGATTAAACCCATCCACATGTGCCGGTAGATGTTGCGGGCGGTCTTGACGCTGGACCAGATGTACTCGGCATCAGAAAATAATGCATTCGGGCCGCAGCCCACCGACTTGTCCCAGGTAATCCAAGAACCGGCATATTCGGGTATGTGCTGGCAGTAATGGTCTACGCCGAATAAAACCACTTTTGGATAACCCAATAATGGCGTGGGGTCGAAGGGTTTGTCATCGCCGATGATTTTGTCGGTATGAGAGACAGCTTTCATCCCCCCCCCCCCCCCCCTGTATTGAAAGTTAATCCCATACGGCGGGTCGCTAATCAGCGCATCTATATTTTTCAGTGTCGGCATTATCTCCCGGTTGTCGCCCAGGTATAGCTCGGCATCGGGGAAGGTTTCATGGCGCATGGTTTTGTCCTGTCTTAATTCAAAGTCGGGTTAATCGAATCGCCCTGGCGCTCCTCCTCCCGCATCTCCCTATTGACGCCCAGGCAGTTGATGGTCAGCCGCAAGTCCTCGTCCGTCAGCCACCGTTGCAGCCACATGATCAGGTAGAACGCACTCTCGGAGTCGCGCTTCCAGGCAAACACCAGGCAGTCCCACAGGAATTGCCTAGCCACGATGGCCCCCTAAAACCGGGCTTGCGCCGCCTGTGAGCCTCAAGGCGCGTGTTTTCATGGCTGCCCGCCCCCAGTGCCTGGCCCTTGCTGCGTTTGCTTCGCCAGGCGGTCCCCGTAAGGGTCGCCCCCGGCCTCGATCTCGGTGTCGATCTCGCCCAGGGTTTTTTGCGCCACGCCGTGGCCGAGCACCTGCCGCGCCAGCCGCTTTTTGACCTCCTGGTCGAACGTCGGCGCGATGCCCAGTTGGATCGCCTCCATGCCCTGCGCCAACTGCTCGCCCAAGTCCACCAGGTTGAAGTCCCTCGGGTAGGCGATGTTCCCCTTCCACTCCTGCCCCTGCCAGGCATACACCAGCTTGGCGATGTCCCGCTCCGCCTGCTCGGTGTTGCCCGCGATGATGCCTAAGGCCCGGTTGGCTTCCTGGAAGTGGAAGCTCAGCGCCACGCCGGACTGCTGCACCCCGCCGACGAATTCCAGGTTCGCCATCTGGTAGATGAGCTTGATGCAAGACGCGATGTTGTCCATGTACGACCGCACCGGCCCGTCCGGGGGGGCAATGAACCCCGGCTCGCCGCCGTCGGTAGGGTCGTAGGTCAAGGCGTTGTTCGGCCCGATGTCCATGCCCGCCAGCCGCTCCCGCTCGTTCTGGTCCTTGGCGGGCAGCTTCAGCATTGCAAACGCCTGGGATCGGAACAGCCAGCGCAGTTCGCTGGACTGGTTGTATAAGTCCCAGTTCAATTGCGCCAGGTCGCCCGCCCACGGGATGGTCTTGATGTCCGTCGTCAGCAGTGGGATGGTCGAGTGCAGCCGCACCACGGGGATTTGCCTCAGGGTGGTCGGCCCCTGCTCCAACACGCCCGCCCCGCTGATGTCCTCATGCACCGCCCAGCCGTCCGTGGTGAAAGTGCGGTACTGGATGCGCGAGCCGAACGAACCCAGTTGGATCGTCTCGGAAAAGGTGATGGATTGCAGCACGCCCAAGGCATCCATCTGGTACAGCATCACTTGCGCCGGCGTCCGCACCGCGATGTACGGCAGCTTTTCGTCGGCGCGGCTGGAGGCAGGGTCGGAGGACTTGTCTACGATCAGGTACACCGTGCCCAGCAGCATGGCGAGCCGCTGCGACTGTTGCAGGTTTAAGTTCAGCGAGCTACCCGCTCCGTCCGCGTTGGCGGCAAACTGCTCGTACAACCCCGACCCCTCCCGCGCCGGGTCGCGCTGCCACAAAAAGCCGCTATAAACGTCCGTCACTTTGCGCGTGAAGTTGGGGTACACCGCCAGCTCCTGCCGGTTCTTGAAGTTGGTGTCCGTCTCGCGCGGGAACTTCACCAGGTAGGAACCGTCGGCAAAGCCCCCCTTGCCGGTGTAGGCGTCGAGGAAGAACTGGTCGGACGTGCGGGAAATCGAAGTAATTGCCATGGTTGCTGCCAAAGTGGTGTGGGATGCCAGCCCCCTGGCAGATTTATATTGAATATTTAAAAGTTCGGCCAGGGGGCTGGCCTCCTACTCTATAAATAGAGCCAGAGAAGATCGCTTATCTGCCACTGGTTTATTATTCGGTTAAATCCATAATTCTTTAACTCATAGGTAATGGCTTAATACTGGTCCCATTACTCAAAACTTCACGTTGAACGTAGTGATCGCCCGCCGCTCGCCGGTCAGCCGCTTCCAGCACAGGTACTGGCTCGTCATGTCCACCTGGTCGTCGTGCGAGACCAGCGGGAAGGACTGGCACTCCTGCTCGAAGTCGAACAGCCAGGGGCAGTGCAGCCCGTTCGGCGCGGGTTCCGGCAGCCACACCCGGCCCCCCTCGATGGCGGAACTCTCCACGCTCATGCGCGTCACCTTGTCCCCCTCCGGCTCGATGGCCACCACGTTGTGGCCGGGCAGGTTCCGCGCCTCCTGCAACAGCGCCGTGCCGTGGCCCTTGTCCTCGATCAGCACGATGTCCGGGTTGTGCTTGCGCGTCTGGTCCAAAAACGCCGCCTTAAGCCCGGGGTATTCCAGCCTTTTGCGGTACACGTCCAGCAAATACGAATCGCCGTTCACCATCTCGGCCCATGTCCCGCACACCGAGTAATCATTCTTCACCCCCACCTTGGAGGCCGTGTCCCACGACTGGACGATGCGCTTGATCTCGGCGCGGGCGGGGATGCGGGTGTAGCGCCGGAACCAGGACATCTGCACGATGTCCCCCTCCGAGGCCGTCGGGTGGCCCTGGTACAGGCTGTTGTAACTGCGCCCCAAAACCGTCCGCAGCCGCGCCAGCGCCTCGACCGTGAACCGGTCGGGGCATAGCGGCTCGCCCACTTCGCGCCCCAGCGGGTCGTCGAACTCCGCCTCGGCGGGCAGGTTCACCACCTCGAAGTCGGCGGCAAAGTCGCTGCGAATGATCCTCCCGACCAGGTCGTCGTCATGCCAGCGGGTCATGATTAAAATAATCACCCCGCCCGGCTCCAGCCGCGTGTACAGGTCGTCGCAGAACCAGTCCCACACTTTCTCCCTATAGGTCGCCGAGTTCGCCTCCTCCCGCGACTTGACCGGATCGTCGATGACGATCAGATGCCCGCCGGTACCGGTCACGCCGCCGCCGACGCCCGCCGCCCGGACCCCGCCCTCCTGTGGCGTCTCCCACTCGTCCACAGCGTTCTTGTCGGTGGACAGGGCTATCCTTGCAGCGGCAATCCGCTTGCACTTGCGGCTGAACTTGGCAACAAGCCTGGAGTTGTACGCCGCCATGACGATCTTCATCGCGGGCCAGCGCTCCAGCAGGTAGGCCGGTAATCGGATCGTGACCTGCTCGCTCTTGCCGTGCCTGGGCGGGACGGAAAGGATCAAATGCCGTGGGCTTGACCCTTGTGGGAGGCCCGCCTCGGGCCGTGAATCTCCGTCTCCCGCGGGTTCAATCGCCATCCCCGCCAGACTCGCCTGCAAACACACCTCCAGCGCATCGATGCGCGGCTGCACCTTGGCGCGGATGTACTCGAGATGCTTCCAGTCCCAGCGCATAAGGGGCGACACCTCGCGGCACCACTCCCCGAACGTCGGCATCGCCTTCACGCTGTGCAAGGCCACCTCCCGCCGCACCGACTCCGCCAGCGCCGAGATGTCGGCGGCGAACTGCCTGGCGGTGGTCTTCCTTGCCATCAGCGGCGCAACAGGGCCGCGACCAACACCATGAGCAACAGCCCGTCCAGCAACAGCACCGCGTAAAACAGCCGCCATGCCCACAACAGGACATTCATCCTAGCCACGGGCCACCTCCGCCCCGAACGCCTCCAACGCCTCAACCAGCGGCCCTGCGGTCTCCGGGAACCTCTCCCGCACGAACTCCGCAAATTGCTTCAACACGCCCAGCTTGATCGCCAGTTCGTCAGTCTCCGGCATCAGCTTCCTGGAAGCGGACACCAGCTTGCTGAACGTGTCCGCCAGGGCCCCCAGCATCTTCGTCTGCTCCGCCGGTTCGATGTCCGGGTTGCTCGCCGCCGCCGTAAGTGTGGCCTCGGCCTGCCGGATCGTCGCCGACAGCACCCGCCGCATCACCTCCTCGAAGCCGCCGCCCGCCAGCAGTTGCGCACTGCGCAGCATGTCCCAGTCGTCGCCCGCAGCCCTCGCCGTTTTTTTCCACTTCCGGGCCGTCTCGTAGGGGATGTTCGCCGCCGCCGCCGCGCCATCCAATGCCAACCCGGACAGGTAGCCCGCCCGCACCTCGGTCTGCGCTGCCGGGTCGTGCGCCATCTCAGACCCTCGCCGGGCCGGGGACATGCACCCCCGGCACCGATGCGTTGCCGGTCGCCACGTCCAGCCCGCGCTCGGTCAGCCGCAGCACCCCGCTCTGGCGGTCGAACAGCGCCAGCCCGGTCTCGTCCAACCAGGCCGCATCGATGCGGATCACGTCCAGCGACGACGGGTATCCAATGTCGGCAACCGAGTCGCGGGTGTCCTCCACTGTGGCAACGAAGCGCCGTTGCAGGCTCAAATGGACCAGCATCGCCAACTTTCTTTTTGCCTCAATTGTTGCCGACACTTTTATTGACCTCGATCAGGTGTTTGTAAATTTGTGACAGGACCTGCTTGTTGTACTCGCTGTTGCTCTGCAAGGAGGACAGCGACACGGAAACCAGGTTGACCTTCTCGTGGATTGCCCCCAAGTCGCCGTGCTTCGGCATGGCCGTTATGCGTTCCTCCGTGCGCGCCAGCCGCTCGCCCAGCCCGTTCAAGTCCTTGTGCAGCAGGTTCACCCGCTCGTCGATCCGCCGCCGGTCGTTGCCCGTGAGGATGTAAATGTTCAGGCCGATGGTCCACACCAAGGCCACCGCCGACAGCCAGAAGGCAGGGTCCGGGTTATCCATGCCGTGCCTCTGCTTGAGCGGGTTGCGACGGTGGGCGGGAGGTTGGGGGGAGGTGGCTGGGGCAGCCGTTGTGCGCAGTGACCGCCGGGTAGCCATGCCCCGGCGTGGCCGCGTTCAACCGGCAGCAGCCCTGGCCCGGTTCGCGGGGCAGCGGCTTGTACCAGGCGCAATTGCCGCAGACGGGCGTCATGGCACGTCCTTCAGCAGCGCCATGAACGGCACGGCCTCACCGTCGATGGTCAGCGCGAAGCCCCACACGCCATCCAGCAGGGCCCCGTCCATTACGTCATGCACCTCATGCGTAAGCGGCTGGGCCATGGGTGCAAACCCCAGCGCCTCGGCAAGGTCCAGCGCGTCGTCGAATTCCATGCCCAGCGTCCGCAAGGCGAAGTCATCGGCCTTGTCCGGCACGCAGGGGTGGTAAGGCGGCAGGCCCCAGCTGTCGATGATCTTCATTCGCCCGCCTCCCCGTCGGCAGGGACGGCCCGCCGGTCTGGCTTTTGGGATATGCGCTGCCGCCGGTCGCCCTGGGCAACGCGGCGGTTCAGGAACTCAATCTGGACTTCGCAGTGCCGTGCCAGGTCCATCATCCGCCAATAGTCATGGCTCCGGTTTTTGTATTGGGCTTCCTCGCGGCAAGTCCGCGCCTGCCGCTTCAGGCACAAGATTTCCCTGGAGGTGGCGTCCTCGGAATCCGCGGAATCCGCTGGGGCGTCCATGGCTAGGGGGCGGGTACCGCAGGCCACACCGCGTCGGCCAGAGCCTTCACCGCAGAAGCCTTCACCACCCGCTTCGCCAGTAACGTGATCGGTGCGCCGGTCTGCGGGTTGCGGCCCGCCCGCTCCGAACGCTCCACCACCTTCAACCGCAGCAGCCCCGGTATTTCCACCGTGCGGCCCGCCGCCAGTTCCGCCGTCGCATGGCATGCCAATTGGTCCAGCACCGCCTCGGCGTCGGTCTTGGTCAGTTTGGGGGATTCGACTTTGCGATCGTTGATGGCTTGCGTGATGGTGTCGATCAGGTTTTTCTTGCTCATGATGTGCCTCGGAAGGTGTGGGGAAGCGGCATGTCCGGGTGGGCGGGCTGTTTCATTCCATCATACTGAGGGAAAAGCGGTTGTGGAATGCCGTCCGGGGAAGGCAACAGCGGCGCTTGGCGCGTTCAGTCGCCTCGAAAGTGGCGAGCCGTGGGGTGAAGTTTTAAGAGTCGGCGTTTAGATACGCCGCGACATTTATGAGTGTTAAATGTCCAGATTTAACCGAAAAAGGATGCAGCGGCAGATAACTCCAATTCTGTGGCGCTATTTGTTTTGCAGTGCCGGGTGTCCATGAAAAGGCCGGAAGGCGACCGCTACTAGGCCGTTACTCGGTCGTTACTAAGCCGTTCCCGGCCATTCCAGCAAGCCCGTTGACGCCGGGCCAAGCCGTCAGGAAAACCTGCGGGGCAAGCCGCCATGACGGCGGGAAACGAGGGAATCGGGAAGGCAGCGGCGCTTCCTGCCATGCCGCGACAAGACGGCTTCAACTGGCGGCATTGGCCCACACCCACCCCCGAAACCCAAAAAAGCCGTTGGAGGGCATTAAACTGGGTTTTTCGGGGCGTTTAGTTCAACCCGTCGGGTTTTGAGATTATGATGCTTAGCGCCCTTCTGATGTTGTACCGGGCATTGTCAATGTCGTTTAGCTTCAAATAGTCGACGGCGGACGAAATGGAAATGGTGAGCGGCGTTTGCACATGCTTGACATTGACACCCAATTCCGTGCTTTTCATCGGGGTGTCGGCCCCGATTGCAATTCTGAACGCGCATTCCAGCCGGGTTATGGCTCCGTCAACCTGGCATGAATCCAGACAGGCCAAAGCATCCAAAATGCGGCTTCCGGGTGTCGGTGCCCTCATTTCGATGTCCGCTGCACATACAAATACAGCCTCACTTTTGCCCTCCATCGGGCGCGGTCCGCTTGCTTCTTTTGTCATCATGCCTATCTCCAGTGGTGGTTTTTAAATCATTGGCTATTGCAAGCAACGCATTCGGGTTCGTGCGCAAGCGCCTTCCGCCTTTCAGTGGGAGGCCATGCAAACGGGTGCGGATCTTTCCGTTTCGCAGGGCGAGGCTTCAACGGGGAGCAGCCGTCAAACATGTCGTAATTCTGGCCCGCGCACAGGCAGGGGCGGGCAACCACTTCCGTGTAGGGCAATGCCTTCAATCCGTATGGGGTTTCCTTTGGCGGTTCCGGCTCGTCCGGCACAATCCTCAATAGTCGCGGCTTGTTTTCGGCTAACACTGCCCGCCACTCGTCGGATAGCGTCGTCCCCTTGAACCTGACCCGCAACTTGCCGTTGTGCCGTGTGAGGGTCATCCCCGCCTGTTTCACACTCCACAGCAGTGCATCGGGTTCGATCAACATGGTGTGGCCTCCTCTCGTTTAAATGTCGATTAGGGTGTCTGTTTCGATGGCGGTTTTTAAATGTTCTATTTTTTCATCCCCCCGTTCCAAATTGACTTGGCAGACTAACTCAAAATCATCGTTTTTTTCTTTATGAATCATAGGCGAGAGTAAGTCTGCCAAGTCGTTTGGCAGACTTACTTTTTTTTCGTTTGGCAGACTTACTTTTTCGTCGCTGGGAAGCTTCCAAAACCAGACAAGTTTGCCCCCCTCGCGGATGGGATACCGTTTAATGGACAGGTCTTTGCTGGCACGTTCGATGGTCCTTTGGGAAAAACCTTTTTCCATGTACTTATTTTCCACATCCACGGATTTCAACGGCCTACTTGCCAGCAAGTCGGAGAGGAATTGGACGGCGGCTTCCAACCGGTCGCCGCATCGTTCCGCCGAATTCGCCCGCAGGTATTCCGTGGCGGTCATGGCGATGGCCTCGGCCTCCCAGGCTATTTTTGAATATTCCTCGCCATTTTCCAAGACCACGGAGACGAACGAGAATGCCATGCCGTAAGCCGTCCCATCCCCTTTTTTTAAATTGTTGCCTTTGCCGGGGAGGAACAAACGCCGGTGTTTATTGGAAGCGTCCGCTATCACATGCCAAATCGACCGGGCCGCTTGTTTGAATGCCGTGTTTCCGCTAATCCGGTCGTCGGCATCCAATGCCGCGACGTTTTTGTTGTAGTGCATGACCCCGAGGACACACACATTGTGGCATTCCGCAAATTGCCCGAGGGGATCAAGCAGTGCGCGGACGGGCGTGTCCTCATTGGTTTTGACCACGCCGAAATAAGAACTCATCGGGTCGATCACGATCAGGCGCACTTCCACGCCCTTTTCCGCGCGCATCTTTTCAATGGCCTCGGCAAGCCGGTCCATGTCCCTGCCCAGCCTGAAATTAGTCGGTGTTTCTGTGCCAGTGTCGTCGGGGATTCTAACGCCCGTGATGAAAAAACAGCGGTCGACATTCGCCCCGGCCGCGATAAGCCGGGGCAATGTCGTGTCCTTCATACCCTCTTCCTGCGACAGGAAGATGACACCGCCCTCGTCGGACTTTGAACCGTCGGGCCAAAATCCCCCGGTGGTTATGGTGGCCGCCAGGTGGATGAGGGTATGCCCCTTCCCAGTATCGGGAAGCCCTGTCAATATGCTGAACTTGCCGTAGGCAAAGCGCCATTTCCACAACCACCGCACCGGCTGTATGACGACTTCGGACCCGTAAACGCCAATAATCTCGCGTTTGCATGCGCCCCTCGTCTGCCCGTTGCCTTTACTCAAACTCTCGTCCTTGCCGGTCAGCTTGTCCCGTTTTGCCATTAACCTTTCATGGGCCTTGATGGCCCGGTTAAATTCATCACTGTCTTTGATGGTGGGCAGTAACTTGGACAGCGCGGCAATCTCCGCATTGATCTCGCTTAACGTGCGTTTTCCCTGTGTGGCCCTTGTGGCTTTTGCTTCGGCTTCACTCATGGCCCGCGCCCTCCCTGCGCTCGCATTGCCGCAGAGGTCGCTCGGGCAGAGTATCGTGTAACGGGTACAGCGTCTCGTAGCGGTATATTTTGATGGCAAAGCGGCTTGCCGGGTTTTGCCGCGACAAGATGCGGCACACCGGCTCGGGTTCCCGGATCTCGGGCGTGGCTTGGGCGTTCATGGGTGGCTCCTTTCTGAAATTGGGAACCCGCCACAATCCCGACCAAGAGATTGGGTGGCGGAGTGTTTGGGGTTGGTCGACCGGCAGAAAGGACCCGGCACACCCTTTCGAGTGTCCCCGCGCACCCCACCATGAAAAAGATGGAATACAGGCGTAAAAAAAACGCCTGTTTCCGAATGGAGGGCGCTTGTTGCGCCTTTCTGTTGTCCGGGCGACCAAACCCGCCTTGCCTGCTGCAAGGACGGCCCAATCATAAGCCCGGTTTTCCCGCTTTGCAAGCGCGGCCCTGCATTGGCGCGGGCCTTCATGACAGCCACCGTTCCGCCGCGTCCCACATGTCCGGCGTGGCCGGGCGCCTGGTGTCCGCCCTTGGCGGCGCATCCGCGCTTCCGTGCGCCTCCCGGTACCGCGCCAGCAGCCGGTACACCGAGTCCTCCGTCATCTGGAACTCGCGCGCCAGCGCCGCCGCCGTCTCCCCGTGCGCATGGCGGTAGAACATTTGGGCGGAGCGCACCTCCTCGAACACCGCCTTGCACGTCGGCACCTTCAGCAGCGCCGCCCCCACCGCCCGCGCCAGCGCGATGGCGTCCGCGAGGCCCAAAAGCCGCGCCAGCGGGTGCGCCTCGCCCAGGTGCTCCGCCCTCGGCACGAACACCCGCGTCCCGCCGTAAGCCTCCACCAGCCGCAGCGCCTGCCCCGGCCCGATCAGCCGCACGATGGGGTCCAGCCCCTTGCCGCCGCCCTGCC